CCACTTATTAGGGTCAGTCGCTTTTAAATGATCCCAGTTTACGTTGTTAAACTCATGTAATAGCTGTTGCTCAATTAAGTTTAACATTTGTGCGTTTTGTTGCGCCGCCTGTTCCAACTCTTGATCGGTTTTTGTTTTTTTAGATTCGTATTCAATTCTAGCTTGTTCAGCTTTTTCTTCTGCTTTAACAGATCTTTCTTGCGCTGTGTAAGAGTCTTTATACTCTCCAAGCGTTACTTCCATCCTCTCACCAGTTGATTGATCAGTAACCGGAATCTTTAATTTATATAACTCGGCAGGATCAATTTTTACTATTTCTGCCAATTGGTTAAGTGATTCAACTTGATATGACTCTGGTTCTTCAGATTGACTATCAATTGCTTCCTCTGTAGCTACAGGCTCCTCGCCTTGAGGAATTTGCGGTGCGTCTTCAGATGGTTGCTCCTGTGTTTCTACAACTACCGATTCTTCCACTTCCTGAGCTGATTCTTGGTTGTTTAATAAAGAAGGTTGCTCTGGAGCTGGTTGTTCTGCAGATGGTTGCTCCTGCGATGGATTGATTGTCTGCTCAATTCTTTGCTCAATACTTAGTTGTTGTTGTTCAGCCATTTTTTAACTCCTGCATCTCTGCTAGTTTGCCTGTTGTTAGAACTTCTTCAATTTGGGACTTTATATCACGCATAGCTAGAAGCATGTGATAAATTTTCTCCCTATCTTCCTGCTGGGACACAATAGTATCCTGCCACGCTTGTACCAATCTATTTTCCACCTCATTTACAGCTTCTTGATATATTGGATTATCTAAGATTTGTTGAGCTTGTAATGCTCGCTCTTTATCCTTCTGTGCCATTAAAATCCTCGATCTGCTTTCTCAGCATTTCATTATCACTTTTAAGGTCATCAATTACCTTCTGGAAATCATTGCCTCCGGTTTTAATATCCTCTTGCACTAGTTTAGTTAAATTGTTCATTTGATTTTTATATATCTCAACCTCTCGGTCTTTATCATTTTGAACTGTTTTTAATTCTAACTCTAATTCTTCTAAACGCTTCTCAGCATTTTGCTTTTCAACCTCTATCTCTAACTTGGCAACCTCTTGATCACCTTTATTTTCACTTTGTAACAGCACCAAGTTGGATTTTTCCCTTTCTATTTGTGCTTTAAGTTCCAATTCTGCTTGTTTTAATTCAAGCTCCCTAAATTTAATTTGTTGTTCGGCCGCAACTTTTGCCACGTTAACTTCATTTGCTCTCATTTTACTTTCGGCATCCATAACCAAGGCCCTTGCATGAGTGAGGGCTAACTCAGCCTGAGCATCAGGTTGAGGTGGTGGAGGTGGTGGCAAGGTTCGTGGATCAGTAAAATATGCCTGTGGTTGTAAACCAAAATTATCAACCATATCGCGTAGAGTCTGGTACATTTGAAATGGTTGGACTAAAGTACCCATAGCTCCGCTTGCGACCAACTCTTTTTGTTTTGTCATGATGGTTTCTAAAGCAACCATACGCCTCTCTCTTGATACAGCACCAACACCAACTTGAACGGTTGTATTTTCTCTCTTACGCCACTCTGATGGATTTACTGCTCGAAAATTACCAGCAACATTAATCATCATTAATTGATCTTGATTGGTCATTAATAAACGATGTATTAAACGAAATGCAGACTTGAAACCAACTTCTCCTAAAATACGCGCTATTAACTCAATCTTCATCCTTGCCGCATCATAAGCAAGCGCCGCTACTCCTGTGTTAACGTTTGCAAGTGAAGCTTTATCTAAACCTGCAGTTTCATCACCAACTCCGGTTCTTTGACGTTTGACATCATCTAAATAACCCATCATTGAATACGCTTCATTCGGTAAAGGATTATGCGGTATTGGAGTTATGTATTGACTCGCCGCTCCCTCGCCTTTGTATCTCACTACACCGCCCGGTCTTGATGTTAACAAATCATCAAGATTCACATGGGAGTCATTTACTGCTGTTCTAGAGTTGTTTGCCAAATAAGTGTTGTCAAGCATTTGTCTTAACATCACCGACTTAATTCTTTGAATATCCATCGTGATATCAGCTATTGACAAACCGTAAAATTTATGCGGCATGAGGATGGGAGAACAAGTTGCAAAGGGCATGAAATCAACTTCTTCTATATCTAACAATCTGCTAGATCCTGAACTGTAATGACCTCCAGCTAAAGTAACTCTAAGTAACTCAGCTATATCGTCTCCATCACGATCAATACGAATGTAACATTCAGTGATAAAGTAATTACGCATCGACTCTTCCGACACGAAATCAAAAGGCTCCTCCTCATCCGTTTTATTGCGTCTCGCTAATTCTTCCTCTGTCATTGCAGTCTCATCAAAAGGCAACGACCTTATTAACTCAACGTCATAACCCATAGCAACTAACTCTGAGAAAGATTTTAACGTTCTATGATAACAGAAGTTTGTATCTTCAACGTAAGGTGATCGAGCATAACGTGCTATTCCAAATTCTTCTGGCGGCACTGGCTCTATTTTTATTTTTCCGGTTTTTTCCATGACTTTAAATTCAACGTTTATCAAACCAAGCTCGGTCTCTTCAAACGTATCCTCTAGCAGTTCACGATCAGTGGTGGGATCAAGTAATAACTCTCCCAACTGTTCTATCGTTAAGTTTTTATACTCCTCCTTTGACTCTTCTCGTGAATCGTCATAATAAATTTTTAGAATACCTGTTTTAGATAGG